GTACCTGTTGGAGGTATCCCTATCAAGATCACGTATGAGGTTCACGATCTCATACTCACTGATTGGATAGTTCTTCTTTATAGCATTACATGCGATAGAAGTCATGATCTTGTAGATCATAGAGTAACGACCAGATCCATCAACACCCGAGATAGACTTATAATCTTTTATGAGTCTTTGATTGACGAACGGACAATCATTATAAGACGTCCACTCAAACTCTTTCTTTATTTCCTCAAGTCTTTGCTGTCGTTGCTCAATGATTTTCTTTTGACTCTCAAGAGGAAGCCTATCAATAAAATTAGAAGAAGAAGATTTGTCATTGTATTCGTGCTTTCTTAAAAGAGCATCAACGTCAAGATACCTATCTGCACGATGAGTAAAGATAAAATTGTAAGCATTAGGATATTGCGCAGGGACGTAATACATGCGAGACAAGTCTTTAGTCTGGGTATCTCCCACCATGCCAAATTCTGTGTTGAGTGCAAACCAGAAGTGTTTGATCTCTTCATTCCTAATAGATCTTCCAAGTGGGAACACCAATCTAAACTTCGGCGCGCTGCGACTGCTGCTAGCAGTTGAATAACAAATAAAATAAGTATCAGGGTAAAGCCTAGCCAATTCACTTTCAAGATCTCCATCATAGGTTGCATTATCTACATCAAGGGCAGCCCAACCTGCCCATTCAATCACGTTAGCATTAGCTCGTGTTGTATCTGCTTTATATATCGCTGGAGAAATTAACGGTGAAGCTTTCTTAGTATACTCACCACGCTTAGCCTTATATCCTGGCAGCGTTGATAGGTGATACAACGACTTTTCGAATTTTTCGAAAGTATCGAAGTCAACACGCGTATCAGTCTTGTTGTCAAAGATTGACGTAAAGACGGTAAGACTATACATTAGATTCCCTTAAGTAATCCTACGTTATCGGCATGAGTTGGAGCAGTCCAACCCTCGGGTTTAATCAAATCTGGTAGACCAAGTGGATTAGGACGTGATGCTTTCACTCCAACTTCCTTAGCCATATTTGCTGCATGTACACGATCCCAAGCTGTGTATGCATTAACATCAAAAGCATCAAGTGTTCCAATAGCAACCACACATAGATCGATCAATGCATCGACTGTATCATCATCGGCAGTAGGACCACCTTGATCATACGCCAACATAAGTTCGTTTAGTTCTTCTTGTAGAAAATCAATTCTGAACTTAAGAAAAGAACGTAACTTATGTTGATCGAAGTCACGTACTACAGGATTGACACCAAACTTTTGGTGCATTGCTTGAATATCTGCTACCCAATTCATACTCATAATAATTCCCCTTTACTAATATTATACCACATTTACGATTAAAATGTAAATCCATCACCGGCTTGTTTCATTCTTTTTCCAAACGAAGATTTATCAAATGCTGGTCCATCATCTTGTCCAGAGTCTGCAATATTTGATTGTGCAGAATCTTCAACATCGTATAGTCTCATCCTAGCACGATCGACCCCAATAACGAAACGCTTGTAATAAGAAGGATCGTTGTAGCGATTCTTAAGCTGTTTAACCATAATCTGGTTAAGATTTTCAAGCTCTTCAGTTGAAATAAGGGCGAACATAAAATCCACAGTAGCAGGCAAGCCAAAAGACTCGGAAGTATCGGTAAGATCCACATCGGTATTATCATAGCCACCTCGAGTTGTTTGTGTTGCTGAAAGCACTGGCACATTATATTCTACAGCAAGACCACGAAGTTCTTCGGCAATAGATTTAATATACGTATAGGAATTAACACCAGCTCCATGTTTCATACGAGATGAAGAACAAATGTTTAGGTAATCAATAACGATTGCATCAGGCGTGAAGTTACGCTTCATCTTAAGTTCTTCAAGCAAAGCTTTAAAGTGTCCAGCATGAGCTGCAGCTGTTGGGTATTCCTTTACAATTAGCTTACCTGTAGTCTTCTTAATAACTTTACCAACACGGGTTTCATAGATGTCTTTATCAACCTTACTTAATTCTTCCATCGTCATGTTAAGTAAGTTTGCATCGATACGTTCTGCAATACGTTCTTCTGCCATTTCCATAGTGATATACAAAACATTCTTACCTTGCATAAGAACAGATGCCGCATAGTGACACATGAATAATGACTTACCAACACCAGTGCCGGCAAGAATCATATTCAGAGTTTTACGCGGTAGACCACCTTTGGTAATCTTATTGAATAGCTCAAGATCGAATGAAAGCTTTTCTTCTTTACGATTATAAAATTCGTATCGATCGGCAAAGTCTTCAAGATAATCGTGGCCAATTGAACTATCGAATGATACAGCTAGTGCATCTGATAGCATTGATGGGATTGCATCTTCGGTGAATTGCTTATGTTTACCTTCGATGATTTCAAAAGATTCTACAATCGCATTATAAACTGCTTGCTTCTTACAGAATGATTCTGTATTCTTAAGCAACCATTCGTCATTATCAGTTCTAAAGTTTAGTTCATTGATGTATTTTTCAATACCATCAATCTGATCTCGATGTAGTTTACGCTTTCCAATTTGGATTGCAAGAATTTCTAGTGATGCTGGTTTGTTGTATTCTGTAAAGAACTTAAGCAGTTCTTCAGATACGATACGTTCATATTGATCGGTGAAGTACTCAGTCTTTATGAAAGGTACTACTTTACGACAATACTCCTCGTTGTGTAGTAGATTCGAAAGGATAGTCTTCTCTATTCTGCTCATCAATAAATCCTAAGTTGTCTCGCTCAAGTCCATAAAAAACTAACTCCATAAGAAAGTCGCCTAGTTCATTCTCAAATTGAGAAGTACTATAACCTTCTTTATCTTCAGGAACATCATGTATAAAATATTCAAATGATACTTTTAACTTATCATTCGCTTTATCTTCTGAAAACTTTACGTCAGTATAAGAAAATATAATTCCGGCAAATGGTCCAGTCAGCAGAGTGAGAGCATGAAGATCTCCATCTGCTGTACTAGTACCTAATACCTTATGCGGTCTCAGCGGTGTCGTCTTCATATGCTTCCATTTGATCTAGAATTTCTTCATCTTTAATAATTGATCCGTGGGCAAGTGCGTATTTGTCTTGAACGAATTCATTAAAAGATTTAGAAGTAACGATAGACATCCAAAAATCTCGAGTGTCTGTATCTTTAATGCGATACTTCTTATCATCAACCTCACCGGTTTCTTTGTCTACTTTTGAATACCAACCATTGCTAGGCTTGATAACATGTCCGGATTCGAGAGCAATATCAAGTAAGCCAGACCATTTGCTAATGCCGCCATCAAAAGATACAGACACAGGTATTTTAGATTTTTCTTTAACATAACGTGATTTTTCTACGTTGATAATGTAATGATAACCAACGATTTCTGTTCCTTCTTTATCTTGCTGACGGCCAAGAATAAAGATGTTGTCTGCTGAGTAATAAGGACCTGTTCCGCCAGAAACAATAGCCTTTGGAAACATTCCTTGTTCCATGTAAGTGTGATTCACCACGACCATAGGAATGTCTTTGATTGTTAAGTGAGGTGTTACCATACGGAACAAAGATTTAATTTGCTTTGCACGGGACATATCAGCAACAGACTTACCTTCCAATGCATCCTCTACTTCTTTCTTAGAAGCAAGGTTACCGATAGAATCAATCACAATCATAATACGATCACCGCGATCGATATTATTAATCTGTTGCATTACGTCGAACTTGAGTTGTTCAAGATCTGTAATAGGAGTATGGAGCACCCGCTCAGTGTCAATACCAAAGCTATCGAAATAAGACTGCGGAGTACCGAATTCAGAATCATAGAATAAGAGCGCTGCATCTGGGTATTTGTCCAAGTAAGAACGTGCCATCAGCAAACTGAAAGCAGTTTTAAAGTGTTTGGAAGGACCGGCCCACATTGTAAGACCAGGAGTTAGACCACCATCAAGACGACCGCTTAGTGCGACGTTGATGACGGGAATTGACGTTGGAATCATGTCCTTCTTAACGAAGAACTTTGATTGCGCAAGGATTGCAGATTCTTTAATCGTAGTATTCTTTTTAATTTTGTCTAGTATGCTCATATATTTCCTTATTAAACGTAGTGTAGATATGTCGATAGTATGTATTTTGAATTACTGATCGGCTTCTTGCCTCGATGAGGCCACATCCACATAGGAGGGAATACTACTATTCTACCACATTTTGGTTCGACAGTAAACTCTGAATCTGATTCAAATTCAGTTTCACCACCTACCGCAACGTCGTTCAAATAACAGAACATTACAAGGAACCGTTCAGCTGAGTATTTATCACCTACATCGACGTGCCAGCCAAACTGATCATAATCATTTGCTTCATACTTCTTCATTCTTCCATCTTCAAATGCGTATTGATTTGGATAGAAAGAATTCTTTACTACACTCTTATAGTGTTTATAGACTTCATCAACTCGAGAATAGTAAGGACTGACGAAGTCTTTAAAAGCCGGTTCCTTACAAATGTCTACTTCCATAAAGCTTCTATAGTCTCGATCCCAACTATGATCTGACTTTCTCATATAGTCAGAATTTTCTAAAGCATCATATGTCTTAATTAAATTATTACAAAATTCAGGTTCGAATACATCATCATATACTCTAATATAATAAGCTAAGTTGTTCATCCAAAAAAGTCCTCTAAGGAAGCTTCCTCTTCTGCCTTCCAACCGATCGAGGTTAGAATAATTTTAGCAGGATCAAGGAATGATTTTTCAAATTGTGTATCATTATCCACAAACTTATGAAGACCAAATTCAGGAGGTAAGATCTGGCTGAATGCAATAACATCTTCACGCATAGGATTTCGAGGATTCAAGTAAATATACTTGATCTTTTCGCCTTCCTTGATAACTTCATACTTCTTATCAAGTCCATGTTGTTTCAGTAGGTGGTTGTAGAGGAGCGCTGCTCTGGAATTGATAGGCGTGCCTTTTTTGTATATGAGTTTGGAATCCGCATACTGCTTGAGCGAGGATACACCACGTGGGAATGCTTTTTCTTCGACGGGTAAAGCATCAAAGGTATTCCTAAAGTCTCGTATAAAGGATTGAGTTTCAAGCTCAGTACCATTAATGAGAATCTGGAAGAGTTCTTCCATAGCTTCTCTACACGCTGCTGGAGTAGACGATTTGATTGCCTCAATGCCCATAACTTTGAGCTTTGGTTTCGCATAACGAACTCCTTCATTATCAAATACATTTAAGATATAGCGTTTCTTTGCTGTCCAGATACCACGATTAGCGATACCTTCACGCTTCATACTGATACGTTGTTTATAAACGTTTAGATTTTCCCCGAGTTCTTTGAAGGCTTTGTCGAGGACATCAGTTTCAATTCTTTTGCATGCTTTGTCGAGGAAGTCGACTTTCTTAGTACTATCATCACTATGAATAACGGCGTCAACGAGAGAAGAAAGGCCAACGTAAACAGAATCAGTATCAATAGCAATGACATAGTCTTTTTCTGTTTTAAGGGTCTTGTTTAAGTACTCGTTTACATGCTTCTCGGCCCACTTAATAATGAGCTGTCCAGAGATTGTAATACCCTCAGCGATTTCCATCGTGAAGTATCTAAAGTATTTATTTCCAAGGGCACCATAAAGAGAGTTCAAAAGAATCTTAATTGCCAACTGCTGATTTTCAAAGTGCGCAATATCACGTTCAATGCGATACACTTCTGCTTTATTGTTCTTATCACATGCTTCAAGTTCTTTCTTTGACTCAAGCATTTTCTTCTTAATGACTGTACGTTCATCATACATTTCTTCAATGATCTTTGGCATGAAGCCTTGCTTCTCCTTGGAGAAGTATTGACCAGTTGCAGCCATAGACATATCAGTATCATTAGTTAGACCGGCCAAACATTTATCTACTGTAACACCGGGTTGAACCTTTCCTTTCAGAATAGTTTCCGGTGACATGTTCCATTGAACAATGATGTTAGGATAAAGTGAGTTAACGTCAAAAGAACAAACCCAATCGTGTACTCCACACTGAGGATCTTTTACATAGCCACCTTCATAATCAGACTTAAAGCTTTCTTTATTAGGTGGTACAATAATGTTCTGTGACATTAGAGTTCTATGAATGAATGAATCCCATATTGCTACAGTACCCATCGTATCAGAATAGTTAACACCAGCTTTGTAAGCCATAGTCATTGTCAACGTAATCATAGCAATCTTATCTTCCATACGGTCAACAAGATCTACGTCTTTAATGTTATAGTCAATAAACTTTTGGTGATCTGTTTGATACAACGAATGTAGTGTACCATCATAAGCAAGCTTACGTTCACCTAGAACTACGTGTGCAATATGATCAAGACGGTATGATTCCTGAGCACCAAATGAATAGCCAAACTTCATGAATAGATCCATGTAGTCGAGTTGAGCTACTCCACTGATGTCATAGATTTGCACTTGGCCTTTACGCATAGAGACCATCTTTTCTTCAACCAT